TTACGATTCTAGTTACCTCTGAACCATCAGGGTGTATCTCATGGAACGTTCCACTTCTATGTTCGATTGCCATTCTTTCTACACCAAGAGTATCGTCTATCTCAACGATATGTCCTGACTCTGTAGTCATGGATTTGTTATATGGGTATACTGGTTTAGCAGGTGATACTGGGAATGACCATTCTTCGTCTACTGCTCTTTTCTTTGTATTGTCTGTAAAAATTTCTTTTGTGTTTACGTGTTTTAGATTCTCAACTTTATCGTCTACAACTTTTGTAAAACTTCTATGTGTATATGTTGCGATACCTGTTGTGTTATCATTTAAATCTGAAGCATCATAGTATCTTGGATAGTAAGGTAAATCATCTTTGGTAAGTTCTACTTCTTCTATTGTTGAACCTGTTCCGTCATAGTTCAGCGTGAGAGACTTGACGTGTTTTGGTGCGGTATCTAATGCAGTAGTCAATCCAAAAGTTCTAGTCCTGTCATGCGTAGGTGTTTCCCCGTCTGGCGTCTCAGCATAGTCTGCTACTGTTAATCGTCTTGGGTCATTGAATCCGTCTTCAATCTTTCTCTGTATCAATTCGTCTTTGATTGTAATACGAGAACCCTGTGCAGGCATTCCAGCTGCTACACCAAGAACCACTGGGTCTTGCATGTAATCTTCGTCTCTCCAAAAACCGAATACCGTAGACCCTTCTACGAGACCGTTACCTCTTCCGAATCCTGAAAGTCCTGCTTCTGTTGTTGGAAGTAATACTTGCGCCCATGGTAAATCAGGTGTTGAGATTTGGTCTTTGATATGAGTATGCACTCCGTGTACACGCACACGCACACGACCAATCTTCAATGGGTCTTGTCTGTCTTCTACTATCCCGTACCAAAATTTCATTTTATCTCCAAGGCAACATTGTCATACCAAGTTGATTCAAACCCAACTCTAGTAATATGAATAACAATAGACATGGGCCTAACTGCCATGCCCACCATTGCCAACCTTCTAAACTATCTACCCATTGTCTGAGTTTACTGTTTCGTGCTTTATCATACGCACCACTCTTTTCACCTATTCTGTTTGCCCAATAGTTTGGGTCTACCCAATTTTTAAGTGACTTTAAGAATCTTATTATCATACTTCCCTCGGTGGTGCTGTGTTATCTAATGGTGTATAGTCTGCAATCTTCTTAGCATAACTTTCTTTCACGCACTCAACAAAACATTTTCCTACCTTATCAGCAGGAACACCGTTAACACATATGTCTGTAATTAAGTATCTATTGTCATTCATTTTATCTGAAATATCTACACCACCTGTTGAAGATTGCGGTGGTGGTATATCTAATTGTATAACTGTACCTACACTTAAATCTGTTCTCATAGGTATTGTAATTATGATTCTATTCTGTTGTAGTATCTCTAACATTGCTCTACGTTCTAATTTACCAGTATCAACTTTAGCAGACCAACCTTTGAATGATTCTTCGGTATCTAACTTATCTGCATTGTCAAAAGAATGTACCATTTTAGTATCGTAGATTTTCAATGAATCATATTTGTGACCTAAATTAGTATCAACATCTTTTTCTGTAACTGGCGGAGATACTTTTGCGTCCGTTACATTTTCTGTTGTAAATACTTTTTCAAAGACTTCATTCTCCTCACCTGTTCTAATTAATGGGAAACCTGATAAATGATTCTCTGCATTTCTATTGAATAGTTCGTCAATAGAATATAAGTCTATTTCGTCTACCTTTCTTATTGGGTCATAAGTTATTTGTGTTGACGCATACGCACCACCAACCATTCCTCTCAATGTATCTGCTCTTTGTGGAACTTCGATTGCTTCAATAACTGTATTAACACCACCTTCAGCATTTGCGTCTACGTCTTGGGTTTCTGTGTCTGCCTGTCTTGAACCATATGAGAATTTAAGTGGAAACTCGTCTTGAAACATTGTGTCAATACTTTTAAAACAGAATCCACCGTTCAGTGTTTGATAAAAGAACATACCATTTCTATATACTGCTTTGTCTTCTAATCCTTTATCTGCATTGTTGACTGTAAAGTCTATAAACTTATCAATCGTCCAGTTGGGTACAACCATTTGTTGATTTTCAGGTTTTGAATCTTCCCAATGCACGAACTCGTCTATTTTCATATGTCCTTCATTAATAAGAACGTTCTGTAACATTTTATCATATGAACCACGCATGACTCTAGATACTCTAGTATTTCTAACAGTAAACATGCGTGGGTCACATACTTTTAAAACATAAGCTTGTGTTGCTTGGTCTACTCTGTTAACTGCATTTATCTTATAGACTTTCAAGTCTCTGTCTATGGTAAACTCTTTGGAAGCTTCTTCTCCCATACCTTCAATTTGTTTGACTGCGACACGTATGTACTCGTCACCCGTAATTTTAAAATTCTTTAGTAAGTCTAGACCGTCTATGATATTGATATCACCTGTAACAAACTTATTGTAAATACTTTCGTAAAGACGAAAAGATAAGACAAGACCCTGTATGTCTACAGACTCGCCTTCTTGGTTTACTAGATTAATTGCGTCAATGGTGAATACACCACCCTGCATGTTTTTCTTTTCAGTCATTATACACTCATTATACGTTCAAACTCAGATACTACTCTTCGTATGAACTCAGGTCTGATAACTTTTATCTTTCTTCTCGCTTCGTTGTCTTCGTATTCTTTATGATAATACGATTTTGGTAAATAGGTTCCTGTAGTATTGTTGTTATATCTAAAACCTTTATCGGCTGCATCAGGGTCATAGTAATATGCAACACCGTCTTGTCCGTTTTTTACACTGCTAGGTGTAAAACTCTTAGTGCTACTCGTACCTGTAACCGCCTGGCTGGCCACAAATTTTCGCCCGTTTGTTGTTTCTACTAAAATTCTATTATAAGTTGGGTCAACTTTTAAAACTTTACCTTTACTTGCCCCTTGAGTTATGTCTTCACCAATTAAAAATTTAGAAGTCGAAGATACTATGTCTGTACTCGTAGATGCAACTAAAAATTGGCCAGGATACTTAGATTTCATATAACTTTCAAATGTAGGAGTATCCATATACCAATCATAGTAATTAGTAATTTCATTTGCAAGAAATAATGTCCAGTGCAAATCACCATTACCATATAACTTACTCGCAACTACATCAGGTCTTTCGCCTTCTTGGAGTTCATAAAATGTATAATCAATTACTTGATTAAGTTGTGTTCCTTCCAACTTTGCTTTACGAAAGAAGTCTTTGATTGTAACAATCTTTCCGTTACTGAGAGTGTATCTTACTTCGGGAAAGTTTTTAAATAGTTCGTTTGCCATTAGTCTCCTCTCGTCCTTCTATCTGTGATACTATAATCAGTAGGTGTAATACTCTTATCACCGATTGGTGAAATTTGTTGGAAGTTTTCTTGAGTAACAATTTTAATTTCTGTAAAGTCTAATTTCATAGCAGACTTTGTTGGTTGTCCGTTTTCAAAGAAACCTAATTCTGTATCTCCATGTTGGATATCACAACCAGTACAAACCATAGGCATAAATCCGTCTAGTCTTTCTGAGATTGGGCCATCGAATGACACGTCAAATACGTTTGGATAGTTAAAGAAGTTTTCGTTTTCTGTTACTTCTGAACTACCATAGGTATCAGGTAACATTGCAGTTCTGAAATAGTACATAATCTGTTGTACCATATCTGCCTCTTCCTCTGAACGTGGATAGAATTCATACTGGAATGAAAAAGAACGGAAACCTATCCCTTCTAACATTTGTTCTTCCATGGGGTTAGTTGCTCGTCCAGCATTGAAGTTTAACATATCACCTGTAGCAGAATTTGCAAGTTTGTTTATGGCAGCTCCTGCCATGTTTTTGATTTCACCAGCGAATTGTTCCAGTGAACCACCTTCACCAAAAAAGTTTCCTGTTTCTCCACCGTCAAATGCGTCCATGATTCCACGAATGCCTGGCCCAAATCCTTGAGTCTTATAGTTAACTACAAAGTTACTTGCTAAATGTTCGGGTCTAACGTACAATGCTATTTCTACATTATCTTTCGATAGTAAATTCTTTCCATTCTTTCCGTCTCTTGCTTCACGTGCCCTAGTTTGAAAAACAATGTAGTTATCTAGTTGGTCATACAGTGGATAAATTAAATCTATATCTGCAGTTGAAGGTGTTGACTTTGCAACTGCCTTACCTTTGTTTCTTGCGTCAAGGTTTTTTTCTAAAGATGTCCTTCTCTTTTCTAAAGTTCTTTTAGCTTCTTCTGCTTGTTCACCTAATTGGTCGAGTACGGTTGTCTTATCAATGTTTTTTAGTTTGGTCTTGATACCTTTTACAGACTCTACAGCAGACTTCGCTTGACTGACTTTATCTAATAGTTTGCTTATTGCCATAAATACCTTCGTTAATTATTAATTGGTAATATATCTATTTATGTCTTACAGTGGAAAGTTTAAACCTAAGAACTATAAAAAATATAAGGGAAACCCTACGAAAATCTTCTATCGTTCATTATGGGAACGTAGATTCATGGTGTACGCTGATTCAAATCCCAATATCATTGAATGGGGTTCGGAAGAAATTGTAATCCCATACATTTCTCCACTGGATAAAAGACCTCACAGATACTTCCCTGACTTTTATATCAAGTATGTAAATGCTTCGGGACAAACTGTACGGGAAATTATAGAAGTCAAACCTAAGAAACAACTTAAACCGCCTGCAAAACCTCAACATAGAGTTTCTAAAAGATATCTCATGGAAGCACAAACATATGCAGTCAATCAGGCAAAGTTCAAAGCAGCTGAATCATACTGCAAAGAAAGAAGATTAAAATTTAGAATATTAACGGAAGACCATTTGACTTAAATGCATAAATAGTTGTATGGGACAACTATTGGACGATTTACAAAACGAGAAACCTGCTGAACTAAGAGCAAGAAGTATCGACTCCATGAACTGGTTCCGTAATAATTTAAGACAAATAAGAGTGCGGTCTACTTCCTTAATGGACGAATTTGATACTGAGGGAGCGCTTCAACTAGGACAAATGTATATGTTCTTTTATGACGCAAAGACACAGGCAAAACTCCCATATTGGGACTACTTTCCTTTATGCATTCCTATTAAGAAATATAAAAATGGTTTCATGGGATTGAACCTACATTACTTGGCACCAAGATATAGAATTAGATTACTGGACGCTATGTATGAGTATGTTTCAGAAGGTGTATTTGACGTGAATTACGCAATGGTAAAGTCAGTCGGAAAACTAAGGTGGGCAAAACCATGTGTAAAACAATATCAATATGGATACTTTAAGAGTTACATAAAGAAAGTGGACTCTCAGTATTATGATTTAATATCCATGTTACCAACAACAAAATTTAACGTAAATGCAAATACAGTATACGCAGAATCACTAGGAAGAATTTAATGGCATTAGAAGATTTAGTAAAACAAGGTGTTTCCAACTTTTTAGAGGGAAGCGATAAAGGAACTGGAATCGATAAGTTCAAAGCAAACTTTGATATTGGTGCAAGAGCGAATAGATTCCAAGCAGACTTCTTTGGCCCACAGGGATTATCCTTAGAAGGATTGCGTTGTGACTCTGCTTCATTGCCAGGCAGAACAATAGAAGGAACCATGTGGGGTGAGTATGGTCAAAAGAGGTCAATGCCTCACGCAGTAAATGACGGTGGCGAAACAACATTTTCTTTTTTCTGCGACCAAACATTCGCTGATAGATTAATAATTGAAGCATGGCAGTCTTTAGTATACACTGCAGGGGAAGGTAATCAATTACAACCTACCTTCGCATACTACAACGATTACATAGGACAAGTTGATATAACACAATATAGGGTTGACGGTGGTTCAGCAATGAAATATAAGTTATATGAATGCTATCCGAAAGCATTTGAACCAATGGCATTAGACTCAAACACTCCTGATAGTATATTGAAGTTTGGGTGCACCATTGCGTATCGTGGGTGGGACGTAGAATATGCACAACCACCTGAACTATCAGGACTAAATAAAGGAAGGAGAGCACTTAATGCTGTTATAGAAGGACTAACAGTCGCTTCTAGATTTAGTGGCAAAGGTGATAAACTTCTTGGAAAACTGGGACGACTGGATTCTAATCTTGGAAAGATTAACAATGTATTCGGTGGAAACGGTTAATTTTTATTATTTGAGGAAATAAATTATGGCATTACCAATACAAAGTGCACCTACTTATAAGTGCACCTTGCCAAGTGACGGACGTGAAGTAACATTCAGACCGTTTCTTGTTAAGGAACAAAAGGTTTTAGTAATTGCGAAAGAGGGTGAAGACCAAAGTCGGTCACTTGCTTCTATAAAGCAAATGATTAAGGCAGTAACAGCATTCGAGGAAAACGAATGGTTGGACGTTGAAAAACTTCCTATGTTTGATATTGAATATCTGTTCATTAAAATTAGAGCAGTATCAGTTGGTGAAACTGTTAAACTTAATCTGCCGTGTAAGGACAAGGACTGTAATGGAAGTGGAGAGGTTACAATAAACCTTGACGAAGTTCAAGTAACTAAGTCAAAAGGTATTGAACCTAAAGTTATGATAAACGACAACTTGGGTGTTGTGTTAAGGTATCCCGATTGGGGACTTATGGAACAGGTAAATAAAATGCCTGCCGACCAACAACCCTTTGAAATGTTGAAGCAATGTATCACTGAAATTTTCGATGAAGAAAATGTATATGATACAGATGATGTATCGAAACAAGAACTCAATGAGTTTGTGGATAGTTTAACGTTTCCACAAATGGAACAATTAGGTGCTTATTTCGATGACATGCCTAAAGTTTATATGGACGTTGACTTCACCTGCTCATGTGGAAAAAAACAAAGTAGAACCATGGAGGGCCTACAAAGTTTTTTTTGATATGCCTTTCTCATGAGAGCGTATTGAATTATTACAATACGAACTTTCAGTTGATGCAACATCATAATTACAGTTTAGAAGAACTTGAAAATATGATGCCATGGGAAAGGGAGATTTATATTATGCTGTTATTGCAGTTCCTAAAGGAAGAACAGGAACGACAAAAACAAGAACAAGCCAAATATAATCAAAGGAGATAACATGGCAGACAGAGACCAATTTAGCGGTGACATGAGTCGTAACGAGGTAGAGATTGACCTCAGCAAGTTTATGGAAATGGTCACCGAAAACAATGCACTCAAACAAAAGATTTGGGAACTTGAACATGACGATAAAGTCAATCCATGGCAGAAATGGATATTTCTTGCAAAGACTGTAGACTCTTGGAGAATATGGCCTAGAGCATTTCTAAGTGTTTACATATTCTTAATTTACTACGTTGTTATGTGGTTCATTGGATTACCTGAACCTACTATGGAACAATCAGGTCTTATCAGTATCTTAGTTGGTGCTGGGGCGGCATGGTTTGGACTATATGTAAACAGTGCAGCCAAAGAACACGACTCAGACAATCAGAAGAAATAATTAAATGGCAAACGAAATCGATAAGCAGTTAGAAGAGGCCGCAAAGTCTCTTAAACCAGCATTTAAGCAAGTCATAGATACTCTTGCAGAATCTAATAAAGAGTTTGCTGTAACAGCAGCTAACTTTAGAAATTCTACAAGAGATTCTTTTGCTGGTGCTCTCACGGCAAACAAACTTAAGAATACTTTAGAAGAAGTAGCACAAGGTCTTAAGGAAGGTGAGGGTGAGATAGCTGGTATCGATTTTGGTGAGTTTAAAAAAGTAAACGATAAGATAAATGCACTTGAAGAACAACGTGCAAAAAGATTAGAAACTGCCAACAAGAAAGGTAATGTTCTTTACAAAGCACGTGTAGCGTTTGAGAAGGCGGAAGCCGCTGAACTGGAAGCTGCAACAAAAGGAAAACAAGTCACAGGTGCAGCTTTAGAAAAACTACGAACAGCAAGAGAGGAAGCAGAAAAAAATCTAGCTGAAAAGACCGCCCAACAAACCAAATCATATGATGAAAATATTGAACGTGAAAAAGAAAACAGAAAGAACTACCAAGACCAGTTAGACAAAGCTCTCGAAGAGATGCAAAAAGAAAGCATGGAATACATGGAAAACATGTCGGGTGCATTCAAAAAACTTACTGGTCTTGACATCATGGGTGCGTTTGACTCTATGGTTGAAAATGTAAATGCTATCGGTACATTATTTACTAGAGGTAAAAACACAGATGTATTCGGTGATATCGTTGGTGGTATTCAGAACATAGGTGAAAATATTTCTAATGGTTTAGCCAAAGCACGTGAAGGTGCGAAGGCAATGGCAACTAATTTAATGGCATCGGGTAAACAATTTATCAAACAAGGGAAAAAGTTTGCAATATCTGCTGGGTTGATGATAAAAGGATTAATTTCTTCAGCTGCAGCTATGGTTGCAACTGGTGTATCATTGTTAGCAGCTGCATTAGGACTTTCAGTTCCCGCTTTACTTATAGCAGCTGTTGCACTCGCACTAGTAGCTGGTGCAATTTATCTATACAACGAATCAGAAGGATTTAGAAATGCTATCGATTCAGTGGTAGAATACTTTATGGATATCATAGAAATAATAGGAAATATCTTTGGTGGATTCTATGACTTCTTTGCTGGACTATTCACTGGTGACTTCGATATGATGTTCCAAGGTGTTAAAGATATCCTTGGTGGATTATGGGATTTGATTATGGCACCGTTTAAAGCAATCGGTGACTTCTTTTCCAATCTATTTGGTTTTAATATCAAATCATGGTTGAAAAAGAAGGCAGAAGCATTTGGTCTAGGTTGGTTAATCGATGGTGGCGAACCCAACGAAAAGGTTGAAGCTATGACTAATGGTGCTGACCCTGCTAAAGCTAATGACATGAAATATGTTGACGAAGACATAACGGGCGAATCCAAAGATTACATGGCGCAGATTAATGCAATGTCAGATGAAGAACGAGGTGCAAGATTCGATGAACAAATTGCTCGTAGACAGGAAACATTAAACAAAAGAGAAGCAGAATTAGCAGAACTGAAAAAGAAGCAGGAAGAGTTGCCTGAATGGAGTACGCTTGATTATACAGACCAAATTAAAAAGGCTGAAGACAGAGTAGTTAATGCTCAAGAAGACGTAGACCAAAGAACAGCAGACAAACAAAACTTCTTTGACCCTGAAAGACGAGAGTATGCCGAACTTAGTAAAAGATTGAGCTCAGGGGAAAAACTTTCAGACGAAGAAAATGCAAGGTTGGATTATCTTTTTGATTCTCAGGGAGATGACGGACGTTTCTCTGCAGAAACGGTAGCTGATTTAAGGAATCTGAATAGAACCAATACTGCTGGTGATGTCGCAGACGCAACTCAAGGAGTTAGAGACGGTGCGAAGGCATCGCAACAAGTAGCAGTAACTACAATCAATGCACCAACAACGAATGCGTCTAATACTAATGTGAAGAGTGTAAACCCAACTCCAAGAGATACAGACCCTACTGGTAGTCGGTTAGCAGCTGTTCCTGCTTAATAACCTAAATCTTTACTCCAAGGGCCTTCATAGTTAGGCATAGGATATTTGTCTTTCCTTTTATATTTGGTTCTATCCCTTTGTACCTTATGACCATAAGGTGAGT